AAATGCTGGCCAGTTTACAGTTTGTGAACCTCCGTTGGTGAGGAAGAGTGTAAAGCCACAGAGTTCATCACTAGCAGTGGGGTTACTAAAAGTAAAAGTAGTGGTAGCTGTGTCAACGGTAGCTGTTACATTGTTACCTAGGCTAATGTCAATATCTTGAGTACCACCTCCTATTGATCCAATAGCATTTGTAATTTCACCGTAGTCCTTTAGATTTATTTCGCTCACTGTTCCAGCGGATATTGCTGCTGCAGCGAGAGAAGTAAGGTTAGCACCACTGGCGGCGGGGAGAGTGGCAGGAAACCGGGCATCTGGGACAGTTCCACTGCCTAGGTTAGAGGCGTCTAAAGCAGTAAGATTAGCACCGCTGGCAGCTGGAAGGGTAGCAGGGAATCTTGCGTCTGGAACGGTGCCGCTGGCTAAGTTAGAGGCGTTAAGATCTGTAAGACCAGAACCAGAACCACTACCACCAGAAGCTATAAATGTAGAAGTGAGAGCGGTACCGTTTAGCTCAGTTCCCGTTGCTAAGTTTACATTACCTGTGCCGTTACCGCTAAGATTAAGATCACTATTAGCGGAGGCGGCTGTGACAGTATCTGCTTTTAATGTACTCATTGTTCAATCCTCTTATATCAGTGTAAGATTACCGTTGACAGTTAAAGTAGTTCCAGAAGCTACCGTTATAGGACCTGTTCCTGAACCATTCTCTATGGTGGTGATAACGGTATCTGTGTTTAACTCCTGCTCGTTGATACGGAAGATATCTCCCGGTCCTGTGGTGGGATCACCCGTATCCCCGTTGTCACCTTTAAAGAAACCACCTCCTGCTCCTGCATCTACAAAACTTAATGTATCAGTTCCATTGGTCTGTAAGACTTGACCATTGTTACCAGCAGAAGAAGGATAAGTCAAGACCCCAGCAAGTAAACTAGTGGCAGATACACTGGCCCCACCTATGGCAGTGGCAGTTAGGTCTGTAAGACTAAGAGAAGGGTTAACTCTAGCGGTGACACTGGTGGTGGCAGTACTAACAGAAGTACCTTCCTCTGTCAGGAGGATTGTCCCATCATTAGCAGTAAAAGTAGTAAATCCACCAAGGGCTAAGTTATTAAGCTGATCTGCCGTAGCAGTGAGAACTGTACCTCGGAGAGCAAACTGGCCCGTGACATTTAACTGTGCCGTACTCATGGCAATAGGGCCAGCAGTTCCTCCCCCGTCTTGAATAGTCCTGACTGTTCCATCAAGACCATCGTTAGGATTTTCTGCGTTGACTTGCAGCAGATCCTTATAAGTATTAGCTATCAGTTGGTTTGTTAGATCAGCCATAATAAATTATTCCTTTAGTCTCTATTTCTTACGGCTTTTCCTTTTCAAACCGTATACTGGACTTCTTTTTTCTTTCTTACTGCTCTTCTTTTTTCTGGCTCCTTGAGCTTCATCTCTTCTAGACTTATAGCTCTGCGTTTTGGAAGAACCTTTACCCCTACGCATTGCCAAACTTTCGTCTTCTCTAGCCTTATACCCTTGACGGCTGGTAACTTTTTTCTTCTTCTTAGCAGCAGGTTTCTTAGTAACTTTCTTTGCATTGAAATAAGCTCTTGGCATTGTGCTCAACTCCTTCTATATAAAGTTCCATTTACTGGTAGTGTCTTCCCATTTAGTTGTAACAGTTTCCCAGCTTTTATTTCTATCTTCATTACTAGGTGGTCTTGCATCTCTGATAAATTCTTTGTCTACTGGAAATTTTACCCTATTTTGTGGGTCTGTTACAAGATTAAAAATACCATCGCTTTCACTCTTTGCAACAATAAACTCTGTTCCGGGTTCTTTGACTCTTTGATCAAGAGGAAAACGAAACCCTGATCTATCACTGATAAAGAATGCTTTCTTACCTATTGGTGTAGCCATTTAACATTTCCACCTTTTTCTAGCTTGTCTTAGTCTTGAGTTAGGATTCTTTGCAGCTTTGGGAAACTTCTTCATTTGACCTGCAGATCTGGCGCAGTAGCTCTTACGTCTGTTTGCATCCTTACTACCCTTCTTCACAGATCCGGTAACAGCTGTCTTTAGCTTACTACCCGGGTTGTCTCTCCGGTACTTTGCCACACCCTTCTTGGTCATACCTGCACCAGCTTTGGTAGGTCTTTTCTGTCCACCGCTGATGCTATGACCTTTCATAGTACCTTTTCGTTTCTTAACTGCCATCACCTTTTCTTCTTTGCAAAAGTTTTAACATTGGTAGGCTTACCACCTACACCTTGCTTCACTGATCTTTTACGTTGAACAGCAGACTTCTTTTGGCCAGCTGTCATACGCTTTGCCTTGGCCAGTGGTACACACTTAGGATATTTTCTTTTAGAACCTGTGGCAGACTTTCTACCACAAGGTTGAAACTTACCGTTCTTCTTAGGAGCGCCTATGTCTACCCACTCTTCACCTACCCACTTTCTAAGACCACCTCCTGTCTTGGCTCCTACAAGTTTTTTCTTCTTTCCTTTTTTCTTTCCCCCGGGTTTGACCTTACCAGAACAAACAGCAGAGGCGTACATATTTGCATAAGCTGAAGGGTAAACATCAAACTTACGTTTAGCCGCTGCCTTTCCTTTGGGGCAGAGTTTAGCCATTCTATACTATCCTTAATCTTGGAGAGATAAACAAACTTACCCGTTCTTTGTCTGCTTCCAGAGCAGTGCCTAAAAGACTTTCGTAGTGAGCTTGGAGCATGGTGATACGTTCTGTGGGAACATTAGGTCTCTTGAGACTTAGGTAGTAAGCAAGACCTACAGTGAGACAGGGAAGAAATCTGAAAGGAACATCTGCATTTTCCAGAGCACTTCTGTTAACATCTTTCAGACGCTTCATTCTGTACTGTCTAAAGGTATAGGTATCTGCTGCATCAGGAACAGGAAAGACATATATCTTCATGTTGTCTCTGCCTTTAAGGCTGGCAAACTGAGTAGGTCTTCCTGCTGTAGCTTTGTTGGTGATAGCTTCGTATTCTTCGTAAGACATACGGTTCATCTGAAAGTCATTAGAGTTAGAAGACAACCTGATGTACCCGTTGAGAACATCTACTGTGTCATCGTCTAGAGTATACTCAGCTACGTTCTCAGTCAGAACAGTAGACTTTATATCTGTACCCCAGAGAAGGACGCCCCTGTTCTGCCAATCAGTAAGCAAAAGATTAAGAGAACGTCTGGCAGTGATACCATCATTACCTAGTTCTGGCTCTCCTCCTATCATGGCAAAGGCTTCTTCTATCACCTCGTCTATAAAGAAGGTAGCGTCAAAGTCTGATGTAGTTGCAACTGCCATGACTTATCTATTCCTCATCCACGCTGGTTTCACAGGACCACCCACAGCATACTCAATAGGACCTCCTCCAGCATACTGAGCAGGTTTAGATTTCATATAAGGCACACGCCTACCAGAAGGTAGCTCCTGCGTTACCTTAACTTTCTTTGATCCAAAAGGTTTTACCGTGAGGTCAAATTTTTCAAAAGCCATTAGGACCTATACCTTTCTTTTGATTCTTTTAATAAGGGATCTGAGCTATGTTGTAGAACTGTGTCTAGCTTAGAGTCCATTCTTTGTATTAAAGTTTCTACTCTGTTACTCTTGTCTATCAGAGCAATTATAATTTCATCTTGACTCTTTAGCGCGGTTGCTACATCTCTAAGCATAAAATGCAAAAGTTTCCAAGCTGCTGCACCCGCTCCTATGGTGGCAACTATGGCAAGCCCGTAATCTGAAATAGCCTGAAATACACTAAAGTCCTCCACCATTCATATCCTTTCTATTCTCCAGTTGGTTGTGTACAGTCACACCCCCCTTCTTTAGAACAAGAACAATCATCACACCCTGTGCATTGGCAAGAGGGGTTGCCGCACGCTTTCTCTGTTGTATATTCGTCAGACAATGTTTGGTCCTTTCCTTGCAGCCCCATAACCTTGACCAGTGGGCCTACCTACGATTGCATCCAACATCTTTGTAGAAGTCGGAGGATTCTGGTCTATATCCTTTGAAGTTTGTGGTTTATTAAAAGCTTCTAGTTTTTTTTCTTTAAGTGTTTCAGCCATGATTAAAATCCTCTCTGTGCTGCGCCTGAACCTCTACCAGAGAAGCCGCTGCGTTTACTACGGTTCATACCTTGGGTCTTCATCTTACCTCTTCCGG